ACGTGGGGGCGATTGCCCCGTGGTTCCGGCGCGAAAGCGCCAGGGATTCGAGAGAGTCTTGACGCGGGGTCGCCGTGAGCGACGCCGAATGCAGCATTCGCCCGGCCATCGGCTTGCCGGTCTGCGGGTGCATCGGCGGTGCGAGCAGGGTGGGCGACAGGTAATAAAGGCCGGGCGCCTCAGAGAGCAGCGCAGCGCCGCTCGCAGTCCACTCGGGCACGCCCCACAGACCTGCGCCGGGTCGCGCCTCGACCTCCACGATTCGGCCGTACAGCGCGGCGCCGTCGCCGGACGCGGCGAGCTCGTGACCCATGTCAATCGGGACCGCAAACCCGAGCGCCGCCGCCGTCGCCGCAATGGCGCCGCAGACCTCATCGGTCACGTCGAGCAGCTTCGCACCCGTCCGCGCGTCGTAGACCGGACCAGGCCGCAACATCTGCACCGGGCGCCCGCGCGTCAGGCCATCGGCCGGCGGCGCGTGCACTGGCAGGGATTCGAGCAGGACGGCACGCGCCATCGACACGGGCGGCTCGGCGACAGGATCGAACGTGCGCCGCTCCTCGACCTGCTCGGGCTCGCCGAGCGCGATTCGGCCATCGTCGCCGCGCGAGTAGGTCACGCGGTAGAACGCTGATTCGCTCGGCGACTTTGACCAGTCGCGGACCTCCACGACCATCGTGGAATCGGTCAAGGTGTCGCCGACAACACAGACGTAACAGTCATCGGCGCGTGGCGCGAGGTAGACCAGCCGGCGCGCGGCGTCGTCAAGCTCGGCCAGGAATGCCACGAGGCTTTGCCCGTCTCGGGTCGGTAGCGTCAGACTCAAGGCACACCTCCTGCCCGCATGGCCGCAGGCAATACCACTTGACCGGGCATGGGTGAGGTCCGCGCCGCCGTCGCCGGGTCTTCGTTGGGCATGTCGAGCGCCGCACGAATCCTCGCGCGCAGCGCGGCATCGGGCACGAGCAGGCCGGCCGCCACGAGCGATTGCAACTGCGCGAGGTAGTCCACGAAAGCGTCCGACCCGAGACCGTCAGCGCGCAGGCGCGGCACGAGCGCCGGGTCAACCGGCCCGAATTCCCACTCAATCGCGCGATTGATGAAGCGTTGCCAGACCGACGCGACCCAATCGCACAAGGTCTGCGCGTGGTCGCGCGCCGCCTGCACCTGCGTTTCGCCGAGCGAGTAGGAGCCGCCGGACCCCGACGTCCCGAGCATCAACCACTGGCCATAGAAAACGCTCAGGATGCGCCGGTCGGCCGCGTCGATGGATGCTTGCATGTCCGCGAGCCCAGTCACGTCCGCCCCGTATACGCCCATTTTGACCCAGGGCGGACGGGCGATGTAGGCCCGCTGGTGCACGCAATAGTCGCGGGCGACCTCGGCCCACTTCGCGAGCTCGGCCGAAATCCACTCGGGCGTGATTGAAACCCCGCAACGGGTCGCGACCTCATCGTCAATCGTGACGTCCGGCGTCGGTGACGACCACCGCTGCGCCCCGGCGGTGTACTCTTTCGCCAGATTGGTCGAGTCCCGGTACAGCGGCTCGACCGCGCGGAGCAGGCCGACGCCACTGAAATCGTCGGCCGCCTGCGCGCCATAGGCGGCGTGAAGCGCGCCCGTCATGGGAATCACAACCGACCATGCACCGCCGCCGCCGAGCGCGTTCTGCTCCGCGGCGAGCAGGTGCCCGGCGCGGTCCACGACCCACCGGAGAATCGAGCCTTGATGGCGCGACTCGGCTCGGGTGTACCAGACGCCGCCGACCTGCTCGGCCCACGTCTCCCATAGGCCGAACCCAAGCAGCGCGGCCGTCAAGGTCTCACTTACCCGCTCGCGCCAGGAGCACCCCACGGGCGACTCGACGCCGATTCCGAGACATGCCGCAGCGTGCGCCCGGTATTGCTCGGCCTGCGGCGATTCGTCGGCCGCGTGCACGCCCCATGTCGCGACGTGGACAAGGCCGCGCCAAATCTGCTCACCCGCCTGCACCGCCCAATGGGTCCGGCATGCGAGCATGGCCGCCACCCGGTCCGCGTGCGCCGTGAGCCGCCGGGCGTGCTCATAGGCCGCCCCGTAGGTCTGCCACGCGGCGAGCCCGCCGATTGTCCCGGCAGGCGCGTGCGGCATTGGTGCAGGCATTGCGTCCGGCATGGCGCCACGGTAACGCCGGTCCGCGACGTGCGCAAGATGCTGCGCAGAGAACGCGCCCGGCCTCGCCGACGCAGGCAGTTGCGGCGCGACCGGGCGAGCGGCGAGACTACCGCTCCATACGCTCGCGTACAAGGTCCGGCGAATCGGTCTGCGGGACACGGACCGACGCCGCGAGGTCGGCGCCAAGGCTCCACATGACGCGGCGCGTCAAGTACCTAAGCGCGTCGCAACCATGATCGGATTTGCCGTCCTTCAAGGGCTCGCCCGGCCTGCGCGGGTCGAATCGGTAGCCGACCATGCACCGGGCGAGCGTCCGCCGGTCGGGGTGCGCGGTCATGCCGGCCTGCATCATCGACCCCGCGAACATGAGCCGCCGCCGGTATAGCGCGATATTCACCCGGTCGATGCCGTCGAGCACGCCGAGCCGCGCCGGGTCGGTCTCCCAAATCGGCCGCATGCCGACACCCTCGGGCGCCGGAAGCGCGAGCAGGTCTGCGACGCTGCGCCCGTCCGCGCCGCGCGACCGGCCGGCGGGGTCCATGACCAACTCGTCAATCGGGAGCATGCCCGAGCCGGGGCGCCACTCGCGCCGCGGTATCGCCTCGCGCCGAATCGCCCGCGCCAGGTCGCCGATGGTCGCATCGTCCGGCGCCCACTCGCGGAGCACTACCCAACGGTCGCCCACGTCGTCACGCGCCGCGAGGATTGCGTGCGGAAATCGAATTCCGGGGTCAAGCGCCAGGATGAAGCGGCAGGCCGCCGGGGTCGGCGTCCAATCCGTCCAGTGCCCGCCGGCCGCTTCGCCCGCGGCGACATACTCGCGCAGGATGGCGCCCTCCGCGGCGAGCTCGGCGCCGTCGAGCATGGCCGCCGCCTGCGCCGGGGTCATCGACGCGCGGACCTCATCCTCGAATCCGGCCGGGAGATTGACCGCGTTGTCCCGCGTCCGCGGGCGCCATGTTGGCCACCCGGCCGATTGCGCCCGCGTGACCCACCATGAGTTGACCGGAAGTCCAGACCACGCGACGAACGGGCGCCACCCGGCGACCTCGACGCGGGCGCGCTGCAAGACGAAACTCCAATAGTCCTGATGGACGTTTTGCGCCTCATCGACAATCAGGCCGTGCACGTTGCCACCCTCAAGCGGCGAGCGCCCGAGCGCCGGCCCGCCGGGCACGTCGAGGTGGCGCATACGCAAAACCGACCCGTTGGCGAACCTCCATTCCGTGTCCGTGGTCGCGTAGACGCCGCCGAGACCGGGACACATGCCGCGCAAGAACGGCAAGTGCACGTCGCGAAGGCTCGGGTACGTGTCCATTCCGAGCACGACCACTGCGCCCGGCCGCAGGTAGCAGGTCATCGCCGCTATGTAGCAGGCCACGAGCGACTTGCCCGAGCCACGCCCGCCGGCCCATGCCGCGCCGCGCTCGCCCGCCAGGATGGCCGACACCGCCCGCGCCTGCCACGGTCGCAGGGTCAGCGCGCGGACGTCGAGCGGCGAGCCGTCAGGCATCCTCGCCCGCGGCCTCGCGAACCCGGCCGAGCGCCGCCAGGACGTCGGCTTTGCTCGCGGGCTCGACGGTCTCGACCGCGACTGTCTCGCGCTTCGACCAGTCGTCGCGCCGCCGGCATTGGAGCCAATACGCCGGACCCGCGTCGCCATTGTAGAGGCGGACCTCCGCGCGATACGTGGCTTCCGCGTGCGCGGTCGAGAGCATACGCGCCGCCGCCACGAGCTCGGGCGAGGCGCCTTCGCGCTCGGCGCGCTCGACCCATTGGCGCAGGACTTGATGACCCAATCCCTCGCACTCGGCCGCCGATGACCAGCTTGCGCCGCGCCGCAATCGGTCCGCGCACCGCTCGACAA